GATGTTGGCATAAGCCCCAGCACTTACAGTTCTTTGGCCGATCAAAACGAGCAATTGAGCAATACTCTTGATGCTGTGAACGCGGGGCTGGACGCCAATGCTGCGGCGCAAAGCTCAGCAGGGACGCTCGGTGGTTTGGGATCTCTCGGCAGCGCCCTTAGCGATTTTTTTAGCATTGGTAAGGCTGGAGCAGCTGAATTAGAAACGCCAGCGCCTGGCAATCCTAGAGCTGTTGGCAGTGCTGCTGAACAATGGGCCGCTCAAGGCAGGCTTGGCGATTTTTTGGCTATAAATCCTGATTATGCCAAAACCATCAATAACAGCTTTTGGGATAATTTAACTGGATCATACATGGCTGAGTTACAGGCCAAGAATGATGCTGTCCTTTCTGCGCAGGGCCAACAGGCGATTTATGGATCCCAGCCGGGCCCGGCATATGGGCAAATCGGAACAGGGCCATCAACAACTGCGACAATGTATGGTTTCAACGCTCTTGATCCAACTTCTATAGCCAATCAAAATGCAACATTTTCAGGAGCTTATGGCAATCAAAATGTCATGGGCTCTCCCGCCATGTCAGGTAGCCCAACGGCTGGCGCGCCAGGACTTACGTCCGCTTCTGCACCAGTTGGATCTACAACGGCCGCGCCTTCTGACGAAGATCCTGCTGATCTGACAACCACTTATGTGCAGACAACTCCTATTACTCCGCCAGCACCTGAGCCTGCTGCTCCAGCAATAACAACATCATCTGTTCCTGCCAGTTGGGCGGCAGGTACAACGGGTACTAGCGTCGGGCAAATGACTGGACAGTTTACAACGGCAGGGCCGCGTGGAAGCTTTACGGGCGCAGACCCCTACGCTGGCACGACGGCTATTGGTCCCACTTCTGCGCCATCTAGCCCAGTCGTTGCTGCGCCTGCTGCACCTGCCGCAACTGCTGAACCTGCCCCAACTACCCCAACGACGCCGCTGACTGTTCAGGTCCCCACTTACACCGGCATCCCGGTTGTCGATGCCAAGATTGCCGACGCCATTGCCAATCCTGGCAAAACGGCCATCAACCTTGGCGTCGGCGCGATCCCCGGCGTGGGGCTTCTTAATACTGCGTCTGGCCTCCTTGGCGGGCCAACCGTCGGCAGTTTATTGGCTGGTTCTAAGGGTGCCGAACCAGGCACGACGGCAGATCTTTTTGGTGATGGTGGCGGCGATGGTGGCGTGATCCCGCCTGTTGCTGCCGCAGCTACGCCAACCACTGGATCCAGCTCTTCCTTGCCCACGGCGGCGAATCCGGTTGCTACGCAAGAGGCCATCCTGCGCAAGTATCTCGGCGCTGGGTCTGATCTTTCTCGCTACGGCATGGGGCCTGAGCGCACCTACTACTCGGCCCAGGGTGGCTATTTTGACGCTGACCAGTATTTCGCCAATGGTGGTCTGGTGACGCCGATGCAGCCTCCGTCCCAGCCGACGGTGCCTCCATATCCCACGATGGCCTTTACGGACGGTGGCGGGCCCGTGGGCAGCATCGCCCAGCCTCCGGGTCTTCTGGCTAGTGACGCAGTTGGGTCTGATGCTCCACACGCTTCGCCAATGGCGCCGTCGGTTGCAGCGTCGATCCCGACCATGCAGCCCGCCCTTGCCACGTTGGCGATGAAGAACATCAACGCGAGTCCTGCTCCGTCCCCAATATCGCAAAACCCAAATGTAGGGTATGCTCTTGGGCAATCACCTCTATCAAACCTGTAAGGCTCTCCCATGGATGAAGACGAAAAGGGCGCAGAAGTCGAGATGCAGCCCGATGCCGAGAGCGACATCGAGGAGCATGAAGACGGATCCGCGACTGTAACGCTTGACGAGCCTGACCTTGCCCAGAACGCCGAGTTCTATGCGAACTTGGCTGAGGACATGCCGACGACCGACATGATGATGATCTCTAGTCAGCTTCTGGAGTTCATTGAGCGCGACAAGGAAGCGCGATCGCTGCGTGACAAGCAGTACGAGGAAGGCCTGCGCCGCACAGGCTTGGGCGACGACGCACCTGGTGGCGCCGACTTTCAAGGCGCGTCGAAGGTCGTGCATCCCATGCTGACCGAAGCTTGTATAGACTTTTCTTCCCGCGTCATCAAGGAACTGTTTCCTGCTAACGGTCCTGTAAAGGAATTTATCCCAGGAGAAGTCACGCAGGCCAAGCTTGAGAAGGCCAAGCGCAAACAGAAGTTCATGAACTGGCAGCTGACCCAGCAGATGGTCGAGTTCAGGCCAGAGCTTGAGCAACTGACGACGCAGGTCCCGCTGGGCGGTGCTCAGTACCTCAAGATGGTTTGGGACGAGCAGCGCAATCGCCCCCGCGCGATCTTCGTGCCCATCGACGACGTTTACCTTCCCTACAGCGCCACGAGTTTCTACACCGCCGAGCGCAAGACGCACGTCCAGTATGTGACACGCCTTGAGTTCGAAAAGCGCGTCGGCACCGGCATGTATCGCGACATCAACCTTGTGGCGCCGCAGGAGCCGGATCTCACTGGGCCTCAAAAGGCCAATAACAAGATTGAGGGCCGCGAACAGACGAGCTACAACGAAGACGGCCTGCGCACGGTCTTTGAGATCGCCTGCTTCCTAGACTTTGAAGATAACTTCGGCCTCGCCCCCTACCTCGTCACGGTGGATCACACGACGAAGGAAGTGCTGTCGATCTACCGCAACTGGGATCCCGACGACGAGCAACAGGAAGAGCTCGTCCACATGATTGAGTTCCCCTTCGTGCCCTGGCGTGGCGCCTACCCCATCGGCCTGCCCCACATGATCGGTAGCCTGTCAGCGGCGGCCACGGGCGCTCTGAGGGCCCTGCTCGACTCGGCTCACATCAACAACTTCCCTGGCATGTTGAAGCTGAAGGGTGGATCTCGCGGTGGCCAGTCCGATCGCATTGAGCCGACGCAGGTGACGGAGATTGAGGGCGGCGTGGGCGTCGATGACGTCCGCAAGATTGCCATGGCGGTTCCCTTCAACCCGCCGAACGCCGTGCTCTACCAGCTTCTGGGGTTTGTGACGGAGTCCGCTCGTGGCGTCGTCCGCACCACCTATGAGAAGCTTCAGGACCAGAACCCGAACGTGCCTGTGGGCACAACGCTGGCGATGATCGAACAAGGCATGACGGTGTTCTCGGCCATCCATGCGCGCTTGCATAACGCCATGGCGATGACGCTGAAGGTCCTGCACCGCCTGAACTCCAAGCACATCGACGACGAGTACATTGAGCGCGTGACCGGCGAGGAGATGTGCAAGGCCAAGGACTTCCAAGGCCCGATGGATGTGATCCCGGTCTCTGATCCAAACATCTTCTCAGACGTACAGCGCGCCGCTCAGTATCAGGCTCTCGTGCAGCGCGCCGCCGCTGTGCCAGGTCTCTATGACCAGCGCGCGGTTGAGGAGCGGTTCCTTGAGGGGATGAAGATCCCCGACTACAAGCCGTTGCTGGCGAAGAAGCCCGAGCCGATCGAGCTCAACGCCGTCAATGAGAACCTCGCCATGACGCTGGGGAGGCCTGTGGCGGCATTCCCGATGCAGGACCATCTGGCGCACCTTCAGGTTCATCTGGACTATTTGAAGAGCCCGATCTTTGGCATGAGCCAGTTAATCGGGCCGGTGTATATCCCCGGCGTGCTCCAGCACATCAAGGAGCACATGGCCTATTGGTACTCGCTCTACATCTACGAGCAGACCAGCAACGCCGCTGGCGTGCCTCTGGACGCCTTCCTTGAGGGCAAGGATCAGGACGTGTCGGCTGAGCTCGATCGCCTCCTGGCGATGGCTTCGCAGCGCTTCATGCCTGACATCCAGCAGAGCCTTCAGGGCGTGCCGCCTGTCATCCAGCAGGCCCAGCAGTTCATGCAGCAATTTGCGCCCAAGCCACCGCAGGATCCGACGCAGGTTCTCATGGCTGAGACGCAGCGCAAGGCGCAGTATGATCAGGCCCGCGCCCAGATTGATCAAGCGAAGCTTCAGGTCGAGCAGGCTCGTGTTTCCCGTGAAACACAACTCGACCAGATCAAGATGGAAGAGCACAAGGCTGAGATCGCCGCCAAGATCATGATGAACGACGCGGATAATCGCACCGCGAAGGAACTTGCCGTGTTTGAGGCCGAGCATGGGCAGAAGGTTGGTCTTTCCACTGGCCACGGAATTAATCCCGGAGCATGAAATGGATAACTCTCTCCTCCCCCAGCATAAGCGGCTCGCCATGGGCATGCCCGTGAACAATGAGCCTGCGGGCGCGAGCAAGAACATGGTTAATGACATGGTCAAGCCGCACAAATCCTACGGCATCCACAAGAATCTTTCTGGAAAAGATGACAAACACCCCCAAAGTGGACTTTCTTCCTTTAACGCGAAGAAATAGTCCTTGACTTGGAGACTATATGCTTGAGATCATCATCAAGAGGCTACTCGAAGAACAAAGTCGGGTAGCCCATGAGACCATGGAGCAGCCTGGCGACGGCTCACCTTTTGAGTACGGGCGCCGGGCAGGACGTTACGCCGGTCTGGGTCGCGCTATCGCGATCATTGAGGAGACCTTGGCAGAAGGAGAAGACGACGATGAGCTTGGCAGAAGGCGCCGTACTAGAGCGGCCTACGGATAAAGAAGCTGTATTGTTCCCGCAGGTTAAACCTGGGATCGCCCCCTTTGGATCTCGCATCCTTGTTCAAGTCCGCAGAGTGCGCGTAAGGCGTAAAAGCGGCCTTTACATGACAAAAGGGGCTGCTGATACGCAAATGGACAACACTTGCGTCGCAAAAGTCCTCGCTGTTGGGCCTTTAGCGTACAAAAACCGCAACACCATGGAAAAATGGGCCGAAGGAAGCTGGTGTGAGGTTGGTCAGTACGTTTTTGTGCCCAAATATGGCGGGTTGCGCTGGGAAAGGGCCTATAAAGTCGATGATGACTACATTGATAAGGTCCAGTTCGCCATTTTTGATGACCTCAACATCGTCGGTAGCGTTGAAGACGCGCTGAATGACGATGACGAGCCTGTGGGGGTCTGACATGAACAGCACCGAAAAGACCGAAATGCAGGAAGAAAAGCTTATTCCGGTTGAAATGCCGGAAGAAGCTGATGATCATGAGGATCGTGACGAAGGTCATGAGGAAACTGACGAGCGCCTGTCCGATTCCCGTAATGAGGAAGAGGAAGAACGCCGAGAAGCTCGCCGCAACGAGCGTAAACGGCGCCGGGAGAACCAGCGCTTCGCTCGCGACAAGACCAAAGAGGAAATGCAGTGGCTGATGGAGCAAAACCGCGCCCTTCAGCAGCGCCTTGAGGCTGTTGAGCAGCATGCCATCACGGCCCAGAAGGGTTCTCTGGACCAAAACTACAACACCGCCTTGCGCACCGTTCAATATGCTGAACAGCAATTGGCGAAGGCTATTGAGATCGGCGACGGAGCCAAGGTTCCAGAACTCCTGCGCCAGCGCGACCAGGCTATGGCTCAGGCTGCTGAGATCAACCGGGTCAAGAACCAGTTTGCGCAACAACCGGCGCCTCAAAACAATGAGGTGACTGAGCGCGCTCAGAGGTGGGCCGCTGAGAACACATGGTTCAACGCCAATGGCAATGATCCAGACTCTGTCGCCGCTAAGGCGATCGACGCTGGCCTTGTCGCTGAGGGCTTTAATCCAGCCACAAAGCAGTATTGGAAAGAACTTGACCGCCGCCTTGCTGAACGTCTTCCGCACCGCTTTGCAGATGACGACGATTCAGACTATACTGAACCTCAACAGTCCGGTCGGAGAGGACCTCCGGTCGGCGGGTCTAGGGAAATGAGTGCCCCCGGATCCAAAAAGGTTTTTGTCAGCGCCGAACGCATCCAAGCGATGAAGGACGCTGGCTACTGGGATGACCCAGTTCTTCGGCAGCGCATGTTGAAGCGCTACCAGGAAGTGGATCGTGAACTGAAATCTGCACGCTGAAGGAGCGAGCTATGAACCTTGGTAATGATGAACGACTCAAGAAAATAGCCGATCCGGCACGTCGTAGCCGCGCGATGGATGATCGCGCAGTCACAGAGAACCGAGAACTCTCCGACGATGACCGCATCCAGATGTTTCGCGATTCGTTTTATCAAAGCGCATTGCCAGACCTGCCTGAGATCCCCGGATACCATGTGTGCTGGCTGACTACGACTAATCCGCGCGACTCTGTTCAGGGGCGCTTCCGTCTCGGCTACGAGCCGGTAAAGCCTGAAGAGGTTCCGGGTTGGGAATACGCAACCCTCAAGACCGGCGAATATGCTGGCCTTGTCGGCGTGAACGAGATGATCGCGGCCAAGCTGCCCGATCGTCTTTACTACCGAATTATGAGAGAGGCGCACCACGACGCGCCACTGCGTGAAGAGGAAAAGGTCACGTCGGACATGGATACCATGGAGGCTCGCGCTCGTAGCAGCAAGTCACGGATGATTGAGGAAGACGGCATGTCCAGCCTGCGTGAAGCTGCGCCCAACCCGATCTTCGAGTAGGGCGTTCCCCTCACCTAGCATAAGGAATCGAGAATGTCCTCGACCAATGCTCCCTTCGGACTTCGGGACGCTTACAGCCCGAGTGGTATCCTGCGTCAGATGCAGGGCACCATTCTGTCCGGCTACACCTCTGACATCTACACGGGCATGCCCGTGAAAATGGGCACCGACGGCACTCTTCAGGCCGCCGCTGCTGGCGATGCTTTCATCGGCCTCTTCGCCGGTTGTCAGTATCTCCCCTCCGGCGCTCAGCGTCCTGTTGTTTCGCCCTCGTG